AACAAATGGGCTATCAACTGATCCTAAATAAGAGGAGCTGACTAGGTGGGTTCTGACTGAGCCGGGGACTGAGTAGGTCATGACACTTTAGAAATGAGTGATTAGCAACCCCAGCGACGACGAGCTGCTTTACCTCGTTCACCAGTCCAACTACGACTTCGGGCACAGAAAGAACGCTTGCGAGCAGCCTCCTCTTTTGTTTTTGGCTTACCTGTGACTGGTGGTTTCAAATTAGAACCGGTTTCCCGGTTGTATTTCGCACGACCTTTAGCAGTTAAGCCAGCACCTTTACTGGCAGGCAGTTTTTCGCCGCGCCCAACACTAAGGCTGGGGCTACGTTTACGCTTTTTGCGTTCTGCCATTGCCCTAACCCTTACTCAAGGTTGGAGGTAATAGCACCGCTGGTGATGAAGTTGCAGGTAGCAACAACTAAATCGCCAACTGTGGACGCAATGTCCATGCTGGTGATGATGCCAGCGAAACTGACGGAATCAGTGCCGGATGTTGTGCCGGTTGTGAACAACTCGAACGTAGCGTCCGCAGTGTCAGAAGCAGTAATTACGTCTTCAATAAACGCTGCTTGACCAGTTGCATCTGGGTCGTAAACCAGCTCAACCGTGCCAGAACCACTGACCATACTGCCGACATACGCACGGAACGTGTCACCGTGATCGGTGCAGTCCAGTGTGTCTTTGGTGATGCTTAGCGTCCAGCTACGGGTTCCAACGATGGTGGCGTTGGAAGATCCAGCAGCGTCAAACTGAACAGCACCTTGTTCACCACGAAGGATGGCCATGGCTGGGCATAAAAGGGTCTATGCCGTGATTCTACTCTGTCTTAGTCGTCATGGGCAATCAAACGCTCTACTTCTTGCCTTTGGGTTTACGACGTTTGTGCCGGTAACTTATCTTTTTTGAACCAGTCTTTTCACGCTTAAATCGTGCTTTTTCCGCAGGTGACATCTCTCCTGTTGTTTTAGGCGTCTTGGCAGATACGCGTTTTGATGGGCGACACGCTGGATAATCCCTGTCTTCGCCTTTGGAGCGTCCACAAGGTTTTCCGGTCTTTACATCGACCCATTTCTCGTCAAACCAACGGGTGAGCCCACCCTTGGGCTTGCTGGCCTTACTTGGTTTTTTTGGCTTTTTTCGTTCCGCCATCACTTACTTTTCGGTAGGTGCCGCCACGCTTTTTATATTCCCGCACCAGCCAAGCATTGGCGTAGGCGCTGGGATATACAGCGAATTTACGCTTAGCAGCCGCTTTGACACGGCTGTAAAGCGCCTTATTGGTGGGCTCGTTTCTAGTCGCCACAGGTGCAACGCATTTTCTTAGAGCCTTTTTTCACAGCCTTTTTCTTCTTGGGTGGACGGCCTTTTTGTGTGCCGTAAGTTCCAGGACCTTGGGGCATGATGGGGATCATCTTTGGTCTAGTCTAGCCCTTCGTGCCAGTCAGCAATCACCTTGAAGTGCCCAAAATGCGGATCGTTTCGCGTGCATGTTGTGACGACTAAGAAAACTGTTGATGGACCGTACGAAACAGTTCGCCGCCGCCATTGCAATAGCTGTGACTACAGGTGGTACACCGCACAAGCGGCGGAAGTAGTTATTGGCCCGTATCTGAGTTGGGTTGGTGACCAGGTAAGAGTTGCGGCGTTGGCAGAGTGATGTGATTGGGCGCTGTTTAATACAGCCGATACGAAGTTGCGCCCATTGTTTCTGGTTTTGCCAAGTTAAATTGTTGTAAAACTAAATAGCCAAATGCGTCGAATGCGTGGTCAACGCCCAAGTTTTTGTTGGGTAGGCCCGTTCCAGGAGCGTATGTGAGTGTGCGTAGGGACTTGATTAGGTGCTTGCAGCGTGGGTGAATTACTGTTCTTTGCGCTCCAGAGGCATCCATTAGGGCTGTGTTTACGGCTGTAATTTTGTCGCGGATTTTCCAGGGTGCGCGGGGTGTTTGGACGGTGAAACCACTGCGGCGCAGGATTGCGTGGTCTGTTACGCCTACTCCGCTGGTTTTTCGTGCTCCGCCGGTGGGGTCGGGGCACGCAATTATGCGACGGTCCACGCCATAGCGGCGGGTTACTTCTTCTGCAAAGTCCCAGGTGGTTGCGCCGCCTGTGAGCATGATTTCGTCGAAGACGTATAGGGTTTCGCCGTCTTTTACGGCGCAGATGCCGGACATTGGGTCAACGTTGAAGTCAACGCCGAGGAGGATTGGTTGGATTGAGATGTCTTTGGCGTTCGGGGATATGTTTTCGTCAGAGAAGCTGACTGCTACGAGGCCGCTGAGATTTTCAAAGGACGCTTCAAATTCTTGGCGGAATGTGCGGGGGTCTAGTTGAGCGCGGGCTGCTTCGATTTCGTCGGCTGGAACGTTGCCCCCTTCGATGGTTGTGTAGCACCAGCGCTGCCATTCTTTGGTTGGGTCGTCTTCGCAGTAGCACCAAAGGTCGTAGAACCAGCTGGCTGTGCCGTCCGGGGTGGAAATGAAGAGTGCCCAGCCTTGTTTGTCTGCCAGGGCGGGGCGGATTACCTCGAACCAGACCTCAGCGTCCATAAATGCGGCTTCGTCAAGGACTACTCCTGATAAAGAGCGTCCGCGAAGTGCCATTGCGTTCTCTGTGCCCTTTAATTCGATGGTGGAACCGTTTACTAGCTCCAATTTGAGGTCGGTTTCGTTCTTACTTTTGATCCACGGCTTAGGAACAAGCTTTTTGAGCACTTTCCAGGCAATATCCTTTGCCATCCGGTAAGTCGGGGCGCAGTAAAAGAAGGTTTCGCCGGGGTTATTGATCGCTCCACGCAATAGTTCGACGCAGGAAAGGTAGGACTTACCGAAACGGCGGCCTGCAACGAGTACACGGAATCTGCGGTCGCTAGTAAACACTTGGCCTTGAGCCCAGCGAAGACTAAGTGGGGATGCGTTTTGTATGGCCATGGGTAATACATTAGCTGCTTTTTCAACCCCTACCCCCGGGGGTGTGCTACAGTGCAAATAATCTGGTATGTATCAGTAAGTTCCCCGCGCTTAGGTACAAGTGTACTACTTTGCAACCCCTCCCCCCTGTGACAGTTGCACCGACTGGCACACAGTACAAATTTACTAGAAAAATTTGCAAAAAATGAGAATTTTCTGAGCGTGTGGCAGCTGACAGAGTAGCACAGTAGACCTGGACAGATCAGATCTGCCAGGCTAAAATATATTTAGCAACACACAGTTGCTAACATTTACTCACCCAAAGTAAAGATGACTAAATTCTTTCTTTTCTCTGCAATCTCTGCCTGTTTGTTTACACTTTTGGGAGGCTACATGTTCAACTCTCAGAATGAATTAGCCTACACAAATTGCATGGACAAAAACTCAAACAACAGCTACTGCAAAGTGTTAGTCTGGGGTCGTTGAGTTACTAACAACAACCTCCGCAAAGTTAACTATACTTTGTGGGGGTATTTTTGTACCTACAATGTTATAGTACACATGTATTGTAACAAGAACCTTGACAATCTATTGAGATTGATTCTCATTCTCGATTCGGATGTCGAGAGTCGGAACCTGTAGTGCTAACTGCTCCGGTGCGGCTTCGCCTATTACGCGGCCCATGTCACCTAGCAGCGTCGCGACGGTTTGGTAATGGCCTCGCTTTATGGCTTTAAGGCACACAGCAAGTCTGAGGGCTTGGAGTTGGTTCAATAACTCTTCTCTAGTGCCCTGTTGTTCCTCCTTTAACAGCTGCATGGCTCTTTTGTAATCATCGTGAGCCGTTCTCATGCTCACATTGAACCGTGAAGCAATACGGGCCGCGATCTGGTGGCGTGTACCACCCTCCAAGATGTAGCCGTAGCAAATCTGGGCACGTTCCTCTATACGGTGGGCAGCACCACGACCTTGACGCCAACGCTTCGACTCATCGTCACCCACTGAGGTCTTTTTCTCTTCGGTGTTGTTATCAGCCACAGGCTGGAAATCGCAGAGCTTCACTAATACTAACCGAAGCCGTGAGAACTGCTAACCGTTCCAGGACTTGACACATGTCTCCTAATCTGTGCTACACTAAGCAAGTTCCCAACAAGGTCCACCCATGACCCAATTAGAACAACTCGACGCAGCAACCCAAAGCGTCAAGGCATACAGCCAGCTCATGGAAGAAACCACAGGTTGGACGTGCCAGGTAACTCCCGAGGGTCTCGCGTGGTTTGACCCTTACGGCGACCAAT